CATCTGACCCAGCCAACATCAGCACTGATGGCTTGCTTAATAACACAACCATAGAAATAAGAACATACTGATATGAATGAAGTTGAGATACCATTAAAGATAACAGGCATTGGTGCCATCAAAGCTGAACTTAGAGAGTTAAAAGGTGCTATTGCAGACGCAACAGATCCTGAGTCAATTGCCAAGCTATCACAAAGAGCTGGTGAGCTGAAAGATAAACTATCAGATGCTAATGATGCTGTGAATAACTTTGCTACTGGCTCTAAATTTGAGCAAGTGAGTAACTCATTAGGTGGTATTAAAGACTCATTGCTATCATTAGATTTTGAAGAGGCTCAACAAAAAGCTCAAGTCTTTGCTAGTGCACTAGGTAACGTCAATCCAAAAGAGATAGCGGCTGGATTCAAAGCCTTCACTGGTGTTATAAAGACAATGGGTAGTGCATTTGTCAAGTTAGGAATTCAAATCTTAGCTAATCCTATTTTTTTACTTGTAGCTGTCATCATTGCTATAGTAGCCGCTATTGTCATGGTGCTCAAATACTTTGGTGTTCTTGATGTTGTACTTAAGGCTATCATGGCTCCTATCAACATGATCATTGATGGATTCAAGATGATCACTGATGCACTAGGATTCACAAGTTTTGCAGCCGAAGAAAATGCTGAAGTAGTTAAAAAGACTGAAGAAGCTAAGAGAGAGGCAATGAATGAATCTCTTGAGAATCGCAAGAAAATAGCTGAGATGACTGCTACAATGAGCAGAGAAGAGATAGCAATGATGGAGGAGTTGACTGGTGTACAGATTGATACATCCAAGTCATCATTTGACATTGAAAATCAAAGGTTAGAAAATAACAAAGCATCACTCAATGCACAGCTTGACTCACTACAAGCTATTGAGGATGCTGGTGGGGAGCTTACAGAGGAGCAAATTAAGGATAGAGAGAAGCTCAAGGATGAGTATAAGAAGAACAATCAAGCAATAGAGGAGAACGAGAGAGCTAGAGCTAAGGCTATCATAGAAATCAATCAGAGACAGAATGACTTACTTATCAAGTCAAGAATGCGATTGATGACTGATGAGAATGAAAAAGCAAAAGCACAATTAAAACTTGACCAGGAGAAAGAGATTAAAGAGCTCAACATCCTGATAAGAAACGCTAAGTTATTAGGACAGTCTACTAAGGGATTTGAAGAAGCTAAAGTTAATACTAAGGCATTTTATGCAGCAGAGGCTACTAAGATAGATACTAGAGTTGCCGATGAGACTAAGAAAGCAGCTGAAAAGGAACGCAAGGAGAATGCTGATAGACAGAAGGCTAACTATGAAAGCTATGTTAAGTCACTTGAGCAGAAATTAAAAGCTACTAGAGACTCTAACAAGGTGTTAATCTTAGCAACTGAGGAAGGCACACAAGCTAGAGTCACAGCTGAGGTTAAAGCATTGCAGACTGAGGTTGACTACATGGCTAAAAATGCTAAGGCATTTAAAATTAGTCAAGACCAACTGACAATCATTAGAGCTGAGACACTTAAGCAACAAGAGAAGCTACAAGAGGACTTCAATAAGAAGGTAACAGATGCAACCAATAAAGAGAATTTAGCTAAGGCACAGAATGATTTGTTGATAGCTAAAACAGATGAGGCTAAATTTGATGCTAAAATAAAACTACTTGAAGCTGAGGCTAAGGTTAAATTACAGAATGAAGAGTTAACAGCTATTGAAATTAAGAACATCAATGACCAGTTAGCAGTTGATTTGGGATCAGTTGAAAAGGCTAAGACTGATCTAGCATTTGAGAATACAAAGAAATTAATTGATGCTGAAAAATTAAGAGTTGAGACTGCCCTCTCATTAGCGGCTTTTGAACTTGAAAGATTTAAAGGTAACAAGGATGAGGAGATAAGACTTAACAATGAATTCTTAGCTCAACAATTGGCTGTACTAGATGCACAGAAGTTAGCTGAGCTTAACAACTTGAATCTATCTGAGACTGAGAAAGAAGCTATCAGAGAAAAGTTCAGACAAGCTGAAATCACAGCAAAAGAAGCTACAGCTAAAAAGATTGAAGAGATAGAAGACAAAGCTCAAGCTAAGACATTAGCTAACATCAATGCTGGATTTGACACTACTAAAGATGCCCTTAATGCAATCTCTTCAATGCAGTCAGTTAACACTACCATGAAGTTAAAGAATGTTAAGAAGGGCAGTAAAGAAGAGGAGAAAATCCTCAAGCAACAATTTGAGCAACAAAAGAAAATGCAACTAGCAATGGCTGTAATGAATGGAGCTCAAGCTATCTTAGCTATCTTATCAGTTCCTGACTTCACATTAGGTGTAGCATCAGCGATAAGAATAGCTGGATCTATAGCGGCAACAGTTGCATCTATAGCGACAATATCATCAACAACTTTTCAAGGTGGTGGTAGTGCTCCAAGTCCAAGTGATGGTGGAGGTACTGGTAATCTAGCATCTAGCACTGGTCAGATGGCTACTCCTAACTTATTCGGTAGCAATAACAACGCTAACAATGTAGGTGGTGAGGGTCAACAACAAGGACAAGGACAGAATATCACAGTCACAGCTGTAGTGAGTGAGACTGAAATGACGAATGTACAGAATAGAGTTAACAGAATCCAACAAAACGCAGAATTATGACAAGCTATCAAGCCCTAATCAATCACATTGAAGCATTCTACAATGACCATCTACAAGTTAAGAAAGTAGGTAGTGACTTCAATGAGCAACTTCCTAACTTTGCCACAAAAGATGAGAGGTATCCTTTGGTGTTTATCACTCCAATTGTGGCATCTACTACAATGGATGTGAACACTATCAGCTTAGAGGTGTATTGCTTAGACATCATTCAGAAGGATAGAGCTAACATCACAGTGATATTGTCTGACTGTCATCAGATTCTAGTGGATTTAATCAACTATTTTAATTTTAGTGATGACTACAGCTTTGACATAGTAGGCTCACCATCACTCACTCCACTTAACAACCAACTACTTGACTATGCGGCTGGATGGGTCATGAGCTTAGATGTTGACATCAGCAATTGGACAGATTGTCAAGTACCTCTTATAACTAATTTACCTTCTTAAGACAATATAGTTATGGCATATCGTAGACAAAAAATATCACAAATGCCTCCTAAGGGAGCTAACCTTGATGCTACAGACTTACTAGAGATAAGTGAGGTAAGTGGCACTGGCTACATCACTAAGTCAATCACTGGTCAAGAAATAATTGATGCAGCTAGTGGTGGAGCATTTGTACCTTACACTGGAGCAACTGCTAATGTTGACTTAGGCACGTTTCATTTAGATGCTGCTAAAGGTACATTCTCTCACAACGGTAGTACAGATACACTTACAGCTAATCACTCAAGTGGTGCTGGAATAGGTCTACTTATCACTAAGGGTGGCAACAATGAAGGACTTAAAGTCAATAAGACATCAGGTAGTGGTAATGCGGCTACAATCATCGGCACATTAGAAGCTACTACATTGGTAAAGACTGGTGGTCTATCTACTCAATTCTTAATGGCTGATGGTAGTACAAGTCTAGGTGGTGGTGGTATAACAGTAGGAACAACAGCTGTAACATCAGGAACTATTGGAAGAGTATTCTTTGAAGGAACTGGAAATGTAGTTCAACAATCAGCATCTTTGTTTTGGGATAACACTAATTCAAGACTTGGAGTAGGTGCAACACCAGCAAGTACAGTTAGACTTGACGTAAGAGCACAAGGTGCATTATCTACTGATATAGCATTTAGAGTTAGGAATAGTGCTGATACAGCAAATTTAGCTTACATTAATGGAATAGGTGATGTAGCTTTAAGTTCAGCAACAATAACAGCAGGTTCAGGAGGAAATGGTACTGCAATTGCAATCGGTGCTGGTGCAGCAACTTATACAGGATTTAGTGCTAATCCTATTGCAATAGGTAAAAATTCAACTTCAAATGGTAATTCAATTGCAATTGGTAATGGTGCTACAACAGGTACATTACAATCAACTACAAGTAGCCTTGTAATAGGATATAATTCTACTTCTCCGAGTGGGGTAAACAATAATGTTATAATTGGTAATAGTAATACTGCCACAAATAGTAGTGGAGAAAATATACTAATTGGAGATAATATAAATTTTTCAGGAAATGGAAAAAATTCATTTGGTATAACATTAGGTAGATTTTTTGGAGCTACTTCTTTTGCAAGTTCAGGTGCTTATGCAATAGGTAGTGGAGTTTCTGCTGCATCTCCAGCTTTATTGAACATTACGGATTCATTTTCAGTTTACTTTAGAAATACTGAAAGAAGTTTCTTTGTAAATAAAAACACTAATATAGTAATGAGAAGTGTTTCTGCATTGACAGCAGGTACACACTATGAAACAGCAGCAACTAATACATTTACTATCCACAATGGGACAGCTCCTATAACAAATATAGCAAATGCGTTTCAGCAATATTCAGCAGACATAACAGCTGGTAATGCAGCACCACATTTTAGAACTGAGAATGGAGCAATAGTAAAAGTATATCAAGAAACTACAGGAGTAGGAGCATCTACATTAGCAACTGGTCTTGGCACTCCTTTAACTGATACTGATACATTTGATGGATATACATTGAAACAAATTGTAAAAGCACTCCGTAACCAAGGACTTTTAGCATAAATAACTATCTTTACAAAAAAATATATTATGGCAATCTTAATCAAAGCAACAGAAGAAAAAAAGATTACAATTTCAGGAACTGACATTGAACTATCAAGTGTTTATGGTAGAATTAGATTCTTAGGAGATTTTAACGGAAAATCTATTGAAGGTGAAGTAGCAACATTTGCTAACATAGCAACATTTGAAGAAGGTAAAATGCTTTACACTGATGTGCCTATTGGTAACTATAAAGCTAATCTTGAGGAAGGTGAAGTTCAATCTTTAGAGACAGCTCATAAATACGCTAAGATAGCATACGAACAACAAGGTTATGAAGTAATAATTGATATGGTATAATGGCATATAAAAACACTGGTGAATTTAACATCCTTTATCCTACTAGACGGAAGGTTGCTAATGTGCTTAAGAAACTTATCTTAGATGAAGGTCTTATTGAGACTAGAACACTCTATGAGTCAGTGCGTATCAATGCCAAAGTGAGTACTGAGGGCAACCTTCGCATTCAAATTATAGCCGCTTACTACTTTGGATTCCTAAACAATGGTACGACATGGATTGCTCCGTATGACTTAGTGCGTAAATTCAATAAAAGACTTGAGCAAGAGGGACTTATCAATGAAATGTACGGTCAATATGTGGCTAATTTAGCTAAGAAATTCCCTATCTTAGAACTGGGTGGATTGCTTCGTCAAAAGGTAGTTGTGATTTATGACTTTGAGCCTTTGTTTGGTGAGTTCTTTGACACACTAGATTTCTAAATACTCAATTCTTTTTTCATAGCTAACATATTAAAGGTCATGATAAGTGGTAGGTTGGTGACATCCTCAAATTTTGTCAAGTCTTCATTGCATAGGGAGTAGATTAGTCTCTCCCATCCCCACTTCATTTCACTTTTCTTGAGCTGTAAGTCCTTAGACTCTTGAGAGGTAGTAGGCTTATCCTCTTCGTCATCAATCTCACTGTCATCATGAAATAGATTGCCATAAGTATTCATAAAGTTCTCCCTAAAAGATATAAACTCAGGGATAATTCCATAAATATAACTGATTGGATACTCATCAAAGAGCTCAAATCTTTGTCTAGGTGAGAAGTCATAAGGCTCAAATACAGTAACACCCCATTGATTGGTAGTCTTTTGTCTATAAAAGATAGATGCAATGTGACCAATGTGTTGGTTGTAGTCCTTTGAGAAGTAAAACTCAAGGTCAATATACTCACCAATTGTCAACTTATCTAGTGGCTTGATGTGGTAGTCATCTACTTGATGCTTGTATTGCTTAGAAGGCTCTGAGTTAACGAATTTAATCTGACTAATCATGTCAGTCACTTCCTCAATGTCAAGGTCTTCAAGTTCCTCAGAGCTAACATCCGCTAAAATAGCCAGTATCTCTATCTCTCTATTGAACACCTCAGGGATTGTGTACAGCTCTCTAATTTCTTTGAACTGTAGGACATCAATCTCACTCCACGATTTCGGTAGGTGCATCCTTAGGTATGTGTTTAGATAATTTTTGACCGATCTCTACTAGGTATGGCACAGCTAACTCCGCTTTTAATTCTCTGATCAACTTAGATTTTAGCTTGATGTGTGCATCTGAGTAGTGCTCTACTTTAGTCAAGTCAGTACGCTTGAATAGGACAGCTAACAACTCAGAAAGATAGCCTTTATGCTTGGAGTTCATAATTTTTTCAATTGACTTAGTGTCCTTCACAGATAGCTTGAACTTATCCTCAAATGCTACATAAGTGTATCCATCAATCTCAAGTGTGCTCACTAGCTCAGGTTTGCCTGACAAGTCATTGAAAGATTTTACTATCTCTTTGAACTCTTCAATCTCAACATCATCCCATTTGATTGTAGGAACTCCTAAGAATTCAAACACTTGCAAATGCTTGTCAATAGCATCTAGCTCAGTGTCAGCATGGATTGTTGTAATTGTTTCAAATTGTTGTACACTCAACTCGTTCAGTTGGTTAGGTACTTCAATGCCTAAAATATTCACCATAGATTTTAATTTTTAACAAATATAATACTTTTTACAATATAGGCATGGATAGACCAGTCTATAAAATTACAATTGAGGATGAGTATGCCGATGGTGAGAACTTAGGCATTGAAATGATTGCTTTTACTTCAAAGCCTGCTATTAAGGTGAAAGGTATGGCTTTCAATTCTCATGTAGCTATGACGTTCAAGGATGATGTTAAGATGCGAGTTGTTGCACCAGCAATGATTCCAATGAATATCTATCGCAAAGATGAAGATGGTGAAGAGTATGACGTTCAATTCTCAGCTGAGGTTATTGAGCAGATTCACTCTAAGTTTATGCAGAATCTACAAAACAAAGACATCTTTAACTTAGAGCATGACACTACTAAGAAAGTCCCAGCTTACATCTTAGAGGCTTGGATAGTAGACAACCCAACTACTGACAAGGCATTCACTACTTATGGCATTGAAGCTCCTAAGGGAACACTGATGTTAACAAGTCAAGTGACAGATAGAGCTTACTATGATGAGCTTGTTGAGTCAGGTCAGGTTGGCTACTCTATTGAAGGCTTCTTAGGGATGAAATTATCGGAACAAATTAAATTAAATACTATGAAATTACCTGATGGAGAGCATCTTATTGAAGGCAAAATCTACATTGTTACAGATGGAGAAGTTGTTGAGATTAAAGATGTACCAACCGAAATGACTGCTGACCCAGTAGCTGAAGAAGAAGAAGCTGTAGCGGCTGAAACACCAGTAGCTGAAGAAGAGGATGCAGAGGCAGATACAGCAGTGGCTATGGCTGTTGACCCAGCATTAGATGCTGAGGCTATTATCTCTATTGTACGCCCTTTATTAGAGGAGCACATGAATTCAGTTATTGCTATGATAGCTGGATTGAAAAATCAAATTGAGGAATCTATAGCTTTAGAGACTGAAGAGGAAGTAGCACCAGTGGCGATGAGCTCGCATGATAAGTTCAAAGAATTTGTAAAATTTTCAAAATCAAAATAAAATGACACGTAACCTTAAATTCGATCTTGACATCGAAACAAACGCACTTTTAGCTGCGAATCCAGAGGAGTTCTATTCAAAGGCATATTTGTCTTCTCCTGACATTCCTAACAACTTTAGAACTTTGCCTGGTGTAAAGTCTAAGACCAAATTAGCAAATGTTGTATTTGGTCAAGTATTGCAAGCATATAACTGTGCTTTCTCTCCTAGTACAGATGTACTTGATGCTATTGATATTGACGTATGTTCTTTATCAGCAATGGCTGAGCTTTGTCAATTTGACTTAGAGCAATCATTCTTAGCATTACAAATGACTAAAGGATCAAATGGTGACTTTACTGTACCTTCTTTTATGTCTTACTACTGGAATGAAATGGCTATGGTAATTGGTCAAGATATTGAATTATTAAGATGGCAAGGTAATGATGCATCTGAGGATCCATTGTTATCATTG